ACTGTTGCCAACAAAATGGACCGTGATGGTTTGTTAGTTGCTAAAAACAACACCGCAAACATCGTTGGTACTGCTGGTACTGCACCAACTGGTTTGATCACTTACCTGACTGCGGCCGCTTACCTTGATTCTGAAGGCGCACCACGTGATGGCCGCCGTTCTGTAACAATTGAGCCATTCACTTCTTCAACTATCGTTGATAGCTTGAAAGGTTTGTTTGTTCCAACTTCACAGATTTCTAGCCAATATACAAAAGGCTTGATGGGCCGTGATTCCGGTGGTATGAACTGGTATATGGATCAGAACGTTGTTTCACAAACTTTCGGTTCTTATTCTTCTGCAACATTGTCATGCAACGTAACAACTGCAACTGGCTTCTTGACAAGTGGTTGGGCTTATTCAAGCAACATCACTATCGGTGCTACTTCTGCGGCCGCTACATTGAACCAAGGCGATACATTCACAATCGCTGGCGTTTATGCAGTTAACCCACAAAACCGTCAGTCTTATGGCAAATTGCGTAACTTTGTAGTTCAATCTACAACTGCTATTGGTTCCGGTGGTACTGCAACTGTTACCGTTGTTCCAGCCGTTATTACTGCTGGTCAGTTCCAAAACGTTAGCGTTACATCAACTGGTTCACAAACTGTTACACCGTTTAACAATACTGGTATTGTTTCACCACAAAACATTTTGATGCACCGCAATGCGTTTACTTTAGCTTGTGCTGACTTGGAATTGCCTGAAGGCGTTCATTTTGCTGGCCGTGCTTCTGATAAAGAACTTGGTTTGTCAATTCGAGTTGTTAGGCAATACACCATCAACAACGATTCCATCCCAACACGTTTGGACGTTCTGTATGGCTGGGCACCTTTGTACCCTGAATTGGCTTGCCGTATTGCATCGTAATGAAATAGGGGGCGTAAAAACCCCCATTTTTAAACACTAAATTTAAGGAATTAAAATCATGGCAAATCCAGGCCCAGCAACAACCGTAACGAATCACCCTTCACAACTAGCCACTAACCAAGCAATTCGTTTGTTGGCTTCTTACCAGGGTGTTAACGTCAATGCAACTGGCGATACCGTTCTTCCAATTTTGAACACCGGTAGCTATTCAGTTTCTAACGTTATTTTTACTAACGCATCAACAAGTTTGACAACTGCCGCCGCTGGCTTGTTTACTGCGCCATCTGCTGGTGGTACAGGAATCGTAGCTAACGCCGCATTGTCAGCACTTACTGGCGCAACTGTTGTAAGTCAACGTACTGTTGCTTCAACTGCCGCACAAACCGGTCAAAACTTATATGTAAACGTTGGTACTGCACAAGGTGCGGCCGCCACTATGGACGTTTATGTTTATGGTTACGATCTAACATTCCTACCTTAATAGGGAATAGGAAATAGTGAGGAAAGCCACCCCCATAAAGGGTGGTTTTTTTCCTTTTTACGCTTATAATTAATCATCCTAATTTAAAGGAAATCATCATGTCATCTACTACCGTTACACGTGGCAATTCCCACGAAACGTTTTACATTCAACCATCTTTGACACCAGTTGCAGTAGCCGCTAATACGACTGCCACACAAACCTTTACTATTCCTGGTTTGCAAACAACTGATATTGTTACTTTGATTGGTTTAAATGGTTCACAAATCGCTGGTATCGTTGTTTGCGAATGTGATTGTTTGGCCGTTAACGTATTAACTGTTCAATTTGGTAATTTGACTGCGGCCCCAGTAACACCAACTGCCGGTACTTACACAATTGCAATTACTCGTCTTGAAGGCCCAGCCCCAGTTACGGCGGTGTAATCATGGCCATAACTAACGTATTACGTCCTATTGGCCCTACAACCGCAGTTACGGTTTCGGGAACTTCATCTACTGCGGTCACTATTAGTGCTTCAGGTAATAACCAAATGGATTATTGTGCGTTTTTAAATGTTGCTTCTACACCGGTGGCAATTACTATTGCCCCAGTTGTAGGCGGTGTTGGTACTGCCGGGGTATCGGCATTGCCATCCGGAAGCACAAATAACACAATAGTTTTAGGTATTTCTATGCAAATGCCAATGGTTATTGCGGTTCCACAAACGTTTTCTGTTACTGCAATAGGAACGTCAGGAAGCCTGTATATAACACCAGTAGGCGATCAGTCTTAAAGGAAAAGTATGACCAGCCCATCTAATTCTGCGGTACAGAATTTATTACCAGTTCAAGCCTACTTCAATTTAGATGGGTCTTTTAGCACTTTTATAGGACAAGGTGTTCCGTTTTATGCAACGGCTAACCCTAGTCAATCCGGCCTTAATATTACAAATAGTACGATAAATAGCACAACTATTGGTGCTACAACGCCTTCAACGGGTGTATTTACTAACATAGCTACAACAACCGGCACAATTACTACGGCCGCAAGCGGTCCAACTGACATTGTTAACAAACAATATGTAGATTACTTTGCCGCTGGATTAAGCTGGAAAGCCCCGGCACTTACTGCAACTTCTGCAAATATTACGTTATCAGGATTACAAACCATCAATAGCGTAACTGTTGTTGCTGGCGATGTAGTGCTAGTAAAAAATCAAACCAATACCGCAGAAAACGGTATTTATGTTGCATCTAGCGGTGCTTGGACTTATTCAGTAGGTGGCGATACCTGGTCAGAATATGTTGGTGCCATTATCTTTATTGCTTCAGGCTCATTAGCCGGAACTGCATGGTTTTGTACCGCACAACCTGGTGGAACTCTTGGCGTAACTGCCATGAATTGGTCTAACTTTAGTGTAGCTTCAAGTTACACGGCTGGAACTGGTTTAACTCTTATTGGTACGCAATTTAGTATTACTAATACAGGCGTTGCCGCTAATACTTATGGTTCTGCAACTGCAACCCCAGTATTTGCCGTAAATGCCCAAGGTCAAATTACTGGTGTTACAAACACCACAATTACTCCAGCAATTGGTAACGTAACTGGACTTGGAACTGGCGTAGCAACTTGGCTTGCAACTCCAACTTCAGCCAATTTAGCCGCCGCAGTTACCGATGAAACTGGTAGTGGTGCATTAGTATTTGCTACTAGCCCAACATTCGTAACGCCAGCCCTGGGAACTCCAGCAAGTGGCGTAGTAACCAATTTAACTGGTACTGCCAGTATTAATATCAACGGTACAGTAGGCGCAACAACTGCAAACACCGGCGCATTTACTTATTTATCTACCAGTTCTACTACCAGCACAACGCCAACATTAGGGTTTAATGCGGCTAATACACCATTAGCTTTGGGTGCAACTGTTTCAGGTAGCTATTTGCAATTAATGTTGCAAAACAAATCAGGTACGGCCGCCGCTTCTACAAACTATGTATTAAGCAATGATTTAGGTACAGATTCTACTTATTACGGTGAATTTGGTATGAATTCATCCGTGTTTAGTGCATCTACACCGGCTGATTTCTTTAGTATTAACAACGGAATTTATTTTTCAGGTCACGATAGTGACATAAGTATTGGTTCAGGCAATGGTTATAAAACCTATTTCGCCTGGGGAACAACTGGTCAATCAGCCCACGTTATCAATGCTTCAGGTGCTATTGGATTATCTACAAACCTTGGAACTACACCAGCCGGAAGCGGTACAAGCGGATTTGGTACTTCAGGACAAGTTTTAACTAGCCAAGGTTCAGCGGCCGCCCCAACTTGGACAACATTAACAACTGGTGTAACTACATTTAGTGCTGGAACAACGGGTTTAACACCATCTACTGCTACAAGTGGTGCAGTTACATTGGCTGGAACTTTAGCGGTAGCTAACGGTGGTACTGGAATAACTGCTTTTGGTACTGGCGTAGCTACTGCTTTAGGTCAAAACGTAACCGGATCAGGCGGTATTGTTTTAGCAACTAGCCCAACTTTAGTTACTCCAGCATTAGGTACCCCAGCAAGCGGAGTAGTTACAAATTTAACTGGTACTGCTTCTATTAACATTAATGGAACTGTTGGTGCTACAACTGCTTCTACTGGCGCATTTACAACTATTTCGGCTACCGGTGTAATAACTTCAACTTTAGCTACTGGAACTGCACCATTTACTGTTGCAAGCACAACCCAAGTAGCTAACTTAAATGCCGCTACTGCTGGTACTGCAACAAACGCAACAAATACTGCAATTACAGACGATACAACTACTGCTACAACTTGTTATCCAACATGGGTTACAACAACTACTGGTAATTTGCCACAAAAAACGGCATCTACTAAATTAAGTTTTGTTCCATCTACTGGTGTATTAAGTGCAACTACATTTAGCGGTGCTGGTACAAGTTTAACTGGAACTGCTTCTAGCTTAACTGCTGGTGCAGTATCTAACGCCTTAACTATTGGAACTGGCCTTAAATTAAGTTCAGGAACTACTTATAACGGTTCAGCCGCAGTAACATTAAACGCAGTTGGAACTGTTATTAATTCACAGACTTCTGCTTATGTATTAGTAGCTGGGGATGCTGGTAAAACTGTATCAATAACTACTGGTGGCGTAACTGTTAACAATTCTGTAAATTCTGCCGGTGATATTGTTTCAATTTACAACAATTCAGGTTCTAGCCAAACCATTACACAAGGTACTGGTGTTACTTTGCAATGGGCTGGACAATCTTCTTCAACCACAGGAAATAGAACTCTTGGTCTTTATGGCTTATGCACAATTGTATTTATTAGCGCAAGCAATGCAGTAATTACAGGATCAGGATTGACCTAACATGACAATAATGCAGTCATTATTTGCTGGTGGAAAAAGTCCTGTTACGGCAAATTATTTAATTGTTGCTGGTGGTGGCGGTGGTAGTGGTGTAGGCGGTGCTGGTGCTGGTGGTTATCAAACTGGTAGCGGAACTCTTGCATTAGGTAGTTCTTACTCCGTTACTGTTGGTGGCGGTGGAACTGGTGGCGATAATGGAACAAAAGGAACAAATGGTTCTAATTCATCATTTAGTTTCTTTGGAACTGCATCAGTTGGCGGTGGTGCTGGTGGAACAAATAGCGGAAGCGGTGGAACACAAAATGGTTCTAGTGGCGGTTC